TGCTACTGGATAGTCTACACTAATTTCAGCTAGTCTGCAATCATATGATACTGTTCCGTCAATTTCGTCACTATAGATATATGTGAATATCAGTGCAGTAAGCAGTAATATAGCTGCAATTATCTCAATTTGATTTTCACTTATCTTCATCGTTTATTCTCTGCTTCTACTACACGTTTACGAAGACTGCTAGAACTAAAACTATGATCACGTTTATTATAGATTAATTCGATGTCACGCGAAACACAGATATCACGACCTGTAAATTCTTTATCACGATATTCTACACCTAAGATACGTACATCAAGGGGTAATGTAAGTAGGATATCTTCAAGATCTTTTTCTGTATTATAAACTACGATCTCATCTACATAGCGTGTTGCCGCTAACTGTATCTGACGTTCAACTATTGATTGGATCGGTGCGTTCTTTTCTGGACGATCCCAGCTGGCATTGTTTTGTAAGCCAGCAATAAGATAATCACAGTGATTGCGAGCTTCACTTAACATAGCAATATGACCTGCGTGTAACATATCAAATTGGCTAGCAGTGAATCCTATGCGTAGACCTTGTGCTTTTAATTCCTGGACTTTATTGAATATCATTCAGCAGGTTCGAGCTTTATTTGAAGTGGGTATCCATTGTTGCGGGCTAACTGTGTTACTTCCACACCTTTTTGTTCTGCCATCTCATATGGAAGTATCGCAGCAGTACCACTACCTTCTTCATGTATCTTCATGGTGACTTCTTGGGCAGATTCTGGTGTGTGATTGAAAATGGTTACTAGGGTTTCTATCACGAACTCCATGGTGGTCACGCTGTCGTTGATATAGATCACGCGATACAAGGGAGGTTCTCTCAAATCAAATTTAGGAGTAGGTTTTACTCTGGTAACAGCTTTAGTGCCCATGATTTCCTTTGCTATAATTGACATAATATTTTAATCGAATAACACGGGCGGCATTTCTACCGCCCTAGTTATTATTATATAGTCTTTTGTTTAGAATTGCAATTACTTTTGGAAAGTAATGGCGATTTTCTTAGGTTTAGCTGACTCTGGAACGATATGTTCTAAAGTAACAGTTAAGATACCATTCTTAACCCCAGCACCTTTGACTTCTACATTTTCTGCTAGAGCAAATGTGCGTTCAAAGTCACGACCAGCGATACCCTGATGTAGATACTGTTGTTCCGCTTTGTTTTCTTTGTTGACAGCACCAGAGACAACTAGTTCGTTGTTGACGATCTCAACATCCAACTCACTTTCATCAAAGCCTGCGACAGCTACCTCAATCTTCCAGATAGTTTCGCTTTCTTTGATGATGTTGTAGGGTGGATAGTTACTAGCATTCAATGTACCAGCTGTACGGCTGAGCTCATCAAACATGCGGTCAAATCCAACTGCAAATCTTTGGATACTTGGAATATCCAGACTGTTAATATATACTTGTTTCATAGCTTATTCTCCTTATATAAAGCAAGATTAAATCAAGGACCCCTTAGGCATCCTTTTTAACTTCAGTAAACTCAGCATCTACTACATCGCTGGGTTTTTCTGAATTTGGTTGGTCCGCAGTTTCTACCGTAGGTTCGGCTTCTGCTGCAGATTTAGCTTCAAACAATGGAAAAGCTGGTTCGGCTAGTGCCTGGATAGCTTCATAGATCTTTTCAGCGTCCTCTGTTTTCAAAGCTTCTTTAAGTTGTTCAACTCCGGCTTCTACTGCCTTGCGTTGTTCTTCGGTGATCTTATCACCATGTTCTTTCAATGCACGTTCAATTCCGTGTACATTATTTTCTCCTGCATTTTTGGCCTCAACTGTTGTGCGGGCTTTGGCATCAGCTTCTTTATTAGTTTCTGCATCCTGTACCATTTTCTCAATTTCTTCTTCACTTAAACCTGAATTGGCTTTGATAGTGATCTTATTTTCTTTGCCAGTTTTCTTATCTTTAGCACTTACTTTTAAGATACCGTTGGCATCAATGTCAAGCGTAATCTCAATAGCTGGTACGCCACGTGGTGCTGGCTCGATACCTTCTAGATTAAACTCACCAAGTTTCTTATTGTCCTTGACGAACTCACGTTCACCTTGTGCGATAGCAACTGTAACTGCTGGTTGGTTATCATCTGCTGTTGAGAATGTTTGGCTAACTTTAGTAGGAATAGTAGTATTCTTTTTAATAAGTTTAGTAAACACGCCACCAATGGTTTCGATACCCAATGACAATGGAGTAACGTCTAGTAATAGAACGTCAGTCTTGTCACCTGCTAATACAGCACCTTGGATAGCCGCACCAACTGCCACTGCCTCATCTGGATTGACATCCTTACGTGGAGCCTTGCCAAATAATGCTTCAACTGCTTCTTGTACCTTGGGCATACGTGTTTGCCCACCAACTAGGATAACATCATCGATGTCTGCAACTGCAACACCTGAATCTTTAATAGCAATACGACATGGCTCAATACTGCGTTGGATTAGATCTTCAACCAGTGATTCAAACTTAGCGCGACTGATGACCACGTTTAAGTGTTTAGGCCCTGTTGCGTCTGCTGTGATGTACGGTAGGTTTACTGTAGTCTGTTGGCTGCTTGACAACTCAATTTTTGCTTTTTCTGCAGCGTCTTTTAATCGTTGTAGGGCTAACATGTCTTTTTTGAGATCAACACCTGACTCTTTCTTGAATTCGTCAATGATGTAGTCCATCACACGTTGGTCAAAGTCTTCACCACCTAAGAATGTATCACCATTTGTAGCTAAAACTTCAAATTGTTTTTCACCATCAACATCTGCAATCTCAATAATGGATACGTCAAATGTACCGCCACCTAGGTCATACACAGCAATCTTACGATCTTTTTTACTGTCTTTGTCCATGCCAAATGCTAATGCAGCCGCTGTTGGCTCGTTGATGATACGTAGTACTTCTAATCCGGCAATCTTGCCTGCGTCTTTAGTCGCTTGGCGCTGTGCGTCATTAAAATAAGCTGGCACAGTGATAACTGCCTGTGTTACTTCTGCACCAAGATAGTCTTCAGCAGTCTTTTTCATTTTACGCAAGACTTCAGCAGAGATTTGTGGTGGTGCTAGTTTTTCTTCATCTATCTGCACCCATGCATCACCATTGGTATTTTTGATGATAGTGTAGGGCATCAGATCTAAATCTTTTTGGACTTCTTTTTCGTCAAACTTACGACCAATCAAGCGTTTACTTGCATAGATAGTTTTCTTTGGATTAGTTACTGCTTGGCGTTTAGCTGGTGCACCAACTAGAATTTCATCGCCATAGGCAACGACGCTAGGTGTAGTACGAGCACCTTCATTGTTTTCAATTACACGGGGTTTGTTGTTTTCTAGAATAGCCACGCATGAATTTGTGGTTCCTAAGTCGATACCGATGATCTTAGACATATAGTTTCTCCTTTTATTAAGCAAGATCTAAAATATAAAGCCCTTTACGGCACTCTATACAATTATTTATTTCTTTAAAACTTTATTATATACTAATATAATTTCTTGGGCAACTGCTGGCTCTGTAATTTCTTTTTCCAACGATTTTTGGCTGCACTGGCTTTGCGTTTACGTTCAGTAGTGGGTTTTTCATAGTGCTCACGACCACGCATATCTAATAACAAACCACTGTCCTGTATCTTTTTCTTAAACTTACGCATAGCCTGTTCTACATTGTCGTTCTTAACGTAAACAGTACTGCCTTTTAATGAATTTTCAAATGCCATTAACACCTTTCCTTGAATATAATAGTATATTATTTATGATATTATACAATAATTTCAACAGTTTTGTCAACTAATTTGGTGAAGTAACCGTAAGGTGTCTGATACTCCGATCCAACTCCATATCTGATATTAGTATCTATGGGTGTGATGGTAACTTGGCTAGAATGATCTATAAGGATCGCATCACAGTTCTGGCTGACATGATTTAACCATTCTAGATCATGAGTAGCACCCTCGTACAAGTAGACATCAAAATCTCTATTAGAGGCCTGGAGGAATTCTGTTAGGACTATGAAATCCGCTGGTTTGATGTCGATGATTAGAACTGTATGACGCTGTTTTTCTACCGTGCTGGGATAGGTGATATATCTAGTGTTTTGATTGTGCATTTAAATACTC